CGAAAGCACGTGAGATTCTGAAGAAAACACGAAAAGCACGTATGCAGACTTAATTCGGTACTGGGATTGTATTGGAGATTGTGATGTTAGCTGCAGTTGCAGATGCATTGGGTGGAATCGTGCGGATAGCTCCAGCCGTGAATGTAATTCCATTACCCATGCCTACGTTGGACAAGGTACCGTTACTTAGAAGTCCTCCGTTCCATTCACGAAGTCCTCGTTGGACCTGAAGAAGAAAGTCATAACTGTTTTGATTACCTTTTGAACGGTATGCGTTCGACCCCCTGTACCCTGAGTTCGCTGAATTATTCGTTGTGAACACGAGACGTAGCCGACTTTGCGTGACTACGTCTGATGCGTCACGAATCTGCATTCCTTGAAGACCTGCAACTGATGTACCGTTTTGACTACCGGAACTCATTTACTTAGCCGTCATATTTTATCGCCCTGTGTACCAGGTAATATCCGGTCGCCATCCAGAAGCAGGTTCCGTAACGACAGATGCAGGTGGACTCATAGCTGCATTGTCTGCAACTTCTTCCGCACTGAGTGCACGTGAGTAATAGGTCAATCCACCGACTTGGCCATCAAAGCTAGATGCTGCGATTTGAATGGGTGCATCGGTCTGCTTAGGAAGTTGAGTCAACGTATGATGTTGTCGTAAGATTCCGGCAATGTAGACATCCACTGAATACTGTGTAATCACAATCGCAAAATGTATCCACTTTTGAGTTGGAATGCTACTGATCATGATGGTCTCTATTGAGCCAAATGTATCTACATTCACAATCAACGAATTGGAAGTACTGTCAATATAGAGGCCTGGACAGTCGGCTCGTGAAAAGATCATACGTTTCTGACCATATCCAATCGTAGTGAAATCTTGAATCACGAACCATCCGTCAAATGAAAAGGTTGCACCTTCGGATTGATTGAATGACTTCGGTAATGAAGCGTTCGATGTAAACGGAACAGTTCCACTTTGGGTTCCGGTTTGAATCTTCACAGAAGTTGGGTCTGTTGAACTTGAATAAAACCATGCTGCGCCTCCAAGTACAAGTAGTCCAGCTGCACCTAATGTAGTCGGATCCATTGTTCATTACTTAGAAACAAAGCCTCTTGAAGTAAGACGCAGACCCATTCTCTTTGGTTCAGAATTTGTTGGCGCTGGATTGGCCGATATATAGATGACTTTCAAGGATTCCTCATAGGTATGAGTCTGTTGATAGGCAATCGTACGTGGATCAATTGTACGCCCCTGAAGATTGTAGATGTAATGAATACGTGAAGAATCAGTTCGTGTTTCTCTACGAAGAAGCTGAGTTTTGGCCATTAATATTGACCACTTCAAGTCTTCACCACGAGTCGCATTTTCAAATGGAATCATTTTTGCAATGTCGGAGAGCATTGGGTTCAAATGATTAGGTGGACGAACAAAGACACCGTCTACAAACATCTTTCCACTCAATGGGTATTCAAGGCTGTGAGTAAAGGTATACTGGTTCATTTGTCCGCGAAGTCTCATCACATCATCACCGGATTGAATGCATTTGAGAAAGTCTTCAAAGTATGCGTCTGTAACTTCATCGTCATCATCAATGAACGCACTGTATTTTCCTTTTGCATCTTGAAGTAAGTGTTTTCGTTTCAATCCAACACTCTCTTCGCGATTATCAATTCGTTCAACAAGTTCCAGTCGGAGTCCCGGACATAAACGTTCAAACTTTTCGTAAATGGATTCCCTTAATCGTTCACATTGTGCCCTACGTTCAAATAAGGTTGGAATCAGAATGGAAAGGTCATACTCATACGTCTTACGACGAATATAGGTACGAAGGTCTTGTTCTAAATACTTCTGATTTCGCGCATACAATGCATCCATTGCGTTCGTGTATCCAAGTGTCGGATGCTGATGACGAATAATACAGTTAGGACTATAGACTGTCTTGTCTTTCAAAGGACCCTTACATAAATCGGTTAATTCAGTATCGCAATAGAGGCTCTTGTATTCAGGGCAGTACATCGACCCGAAACGCTCGTACATTTTCCGGCCATACATCGACAATGTGTTGAGTTTGTAGCCTTGAAATCCATCATTGAACCATACAATACAATCTAGGTCCGTGGTAGTCGAACGACGAATCTCTTGGTCATATCCGCGTACTTCAGGAATCATATCATCGGATACAAGTACGATTATGTCCCATGGATAGTCTACCTTTTCAATGTCTGCATTACAGGCTTCAATTTTAGAGGTGTTTGCACCATAATACATGGATTTCCATGCAAACGGTTGTATAGTCTGGAAGAGGCGTTGTTGAACGTCTGTTCCAGTCATTGTAGCATCATCAACGTCACATGAAATCACGACTCCCATTAGGTCAGGACGAGCCGCCATGGACGCATATTTCTGTAAGGTTGAAATCAATTGTTTAGGCCTTGATCGGCTTGGACACTTAAGTAAAATCTTAAACTCACTACTCATGCTTATTTACTAGAGGAGAACCAACCTGAGACATCTGAACTTGAAAGTCCTGTAACTTGCTTTCCAGCACTATCCTTGACTCCAAATACGAAGGTGTATCCAAAGAGGGATAGATTGTTTAGGTCGGAGGATGCACTGTTACCTGCAGTGGATGAAGAACAACCTGTTCCGGCTGAATAGAATCCCGCTGCATCGGCTGGAGTGAGTTGTACTGAACCCGCACGGACTGTACAGATTGAACCCGAAAATCCACCGCCTCCACCAACGATTAAGTTTCCACTTGCAGGCATTGGAACACCGGGTAAGATACCGGATACGACCAACATTCCATTTAGATAGACATCAATACTGCGGCCATGAATGGAGATTGAAACTGCGAACCAGGATTGAAGAGGAACGTTTTCAAGTGTTACAGTGTACGTAGACCCTGAACCATTGTTGGAGGTACCTAGATCCGATTCACCCGGATAGACACTGACTGTTACATCCAATGAGTTGTCCGTTGGATGAAGGGTGACCTTTGGTGCATGAACACCTGGGTTCGTTGAGCTGGTTTGCGCGATCACATGCTTGGTCTCATTGAACTTATAGTTCCAATCTTTGATGTACATCCAAAATTGAAGATTTGTATTGGATCCTGAGATCGCAGACGCTACAGTCGTTCCTACTTTACCATCAATTTCAGTAGGAACCTGATCCGGAGAGGTTGTAATTCCTATGTCTGCTGCAACACTTCCAAGTGAAAAGAGCACTACGAAAAAAAGAGCAATGGCCGCCATTGCAATGACGATCTGCATGACTCCACCCGATTTTGGAGCTGTGGGAGTGGATGTAGAAAGTTGAAATGTAGGTGCGGGCGGCTTGGATGCGAATGAACCCATCTTTATGTTTACAAGGGAAAGGTATTCAAGTAGTAATGGAAAAACGAACGACAGCGCCTACAAAGCATCCGATACCAATGTTCTGCAATAATTGCGGTGAAAAAGGTCATGTATTCAAGGCATGTACCCAACCTGTTCTATCCTGCGGTATTGTATTAATTAACCAACCTAAACTACCCGTTGATATTACGACGGCTGAGATTCTAATGATTCGACGAAAAGACAGTATGAGCTACGCAGAATTCATGCGGGGTAAGTATGATCCAGAGGATCACTGTTATGTAGGATGTCTGTTTGTAAACATGACCCTTCAAGAACAGACTGCAATCTGCTGTGAACCCTTTGATACATTATGGCGTCAGTTGTGGGGAGACGATTATTCATCGCCTGAATACATTCAATCCAAAGAACGGTTTCATCAAGTGAATCGTGATGTGATGATGAGAGTGTATCTTTCTACCTTTAAAGAACCTGAATGGGGATTTCCTAAAGGACGTCGTGTTCGATGTGAAACTGACTTGGAATGTGCCATTCGTGAATTCAATGAGGAAACCAACGTTCCTCGTGAAGCCTATACAATCTTAAACGGTATACGTCTTGAGGAAACCTTTCTAGGTCTCAATGCAATTCAATATAAACATGTCTATTTCGTGGCGATGTTAACGTCTCCTGGACTTGTGAATGTACATCAGAAAATGACGTTCATGCAGCGTCGTGAGATTTCAGCGATTGGATGGAAGACGTTTCGAGAATGTCGCGGGTATATTCGGCCACATCATATTGAGCGTGAAGGAATGCTTGATTTATTAGAGAATATCGCTAAGACGTATGAGAGCACGCTGTGATTCCAAGTGCAGTCATCCCCGCTGTTTGCACACCGAAGGCATAATGAGCAATCTCACCCATTACAATCCACATCGCAAAGTGAATCCATACATTTCCCTTAAAGAACCATGCGCTTGGAATTGCGAACAGTACGAAGGTTCCGATCGTGTCCCATACAGAAAAGCCAAGAAATCGTGTCGAATGAAAGCCTGTTCCCGGTGCGCCAATCAGATTTTTATACGGACAGCTCATTGTATTAAGCGAATCTAAAACGTGCAAAGTACACCGTCATACAATAGGCTACAACACTCAGAATGAAGACCCACCACCATACAGGGAATACGGTGGACTCACGATCTTCAACTCCAAACGGACGAATCCTTCCTTCACGCCCAAAGGCGACGGACGGTTTTAAGTAGAGAAATGCGGCCATGAGAAACAGATAGATTGAGACCATCCAAATACGGTGATTTTTACGTGTGAGTGGCTCCATTACTTACGGTAGCGACGAGTTTTACGGTGATTGCGACGGGATTTGCGTGTCTTGCGTCGCCGTCCAAGTCCATGCGAAGGTCCATACTTTGATTCGATTTCGTTGACATAGAGAGCTATTTGTCCGTTTCCAAATTCCATCGTAACTCCCAGTTAATCGGAACTAAAATTTCCCTTCCCTGCCTTACCGGATGTACCTGTATACGAAGCAGTTTTTCCATCTACCGCGGTGATTGTAATAGGATCTTTTTCAATCTTTGATCCAGTTACAGTACCCCGGTACAGTTTCGATCCTGGTTTCATATCCACTTCCATTGCATGTCTAAATCCTGGTTCCATATTGTTATCCGTCCCGATAATTTCAACGCACCTCAAGATAATGGCGGCACCTTCTTTTGTCCTCCCGAATCGAAAAGCATTCGCAGACTATATCACTCGCATCTTTTTGAAATACCGTAAAGAAGACCGCGACCCACTGGATGCTGAAGATAAGGACGTAGATTTATGTACAAAGCAATCCAATTCACGTGAATTGTTCCCGTATCAGAAGCTCATTCGTGACTATCTGTTGATTGAGACACCTTACCGAGGAATCCTTTTGTATCACGGCCTAGGGTCTGGAAAGACCTGTACATCGATTGCAGTCGCACAGAGTTTGATGTCTTATAAAACCATTTGGGTCTTGACACCGGCTTCATTGCGCGAAAACTACAAGTCTGAGTTGAGAAAGTGCGGTGCACCGGTCTATGTGCTTGAACAACATTGGCGTGAAAAAACACTCAACGAGACGTCACGTGCAGAAGCTCTTGCACTAGGTATTTCCGATGGATTTATGGATCGAACGGGTAGGTTTTTTGTAACGGTTGCAGGCGAGACTCCGAATTACAAGGACTTGCCCAAGACTGCACAGGATACCATCAATGCACAGGTGGAAGATATCATTGCTCAACGTTTCAAGTTCATTAACTACAACGGTCTGAACTCTAAGAACATTGATGCGATTGTTCCAAAGGCCGCTGAGGGAGCCGATCCTTTACCCAGTCCATTCAATGACTCTGTAGTGATTATTGATGAAGTGCATAACTTGATTTCACGTATCGTCAACTCGTCGGACATTGCTCGTCGTTTATACGATGCAGTCTACAATGCGACTGAGTGTAAGATTGTCGGTCTTTCCGGAACACCCGTGATTAACCGTCCGAATGAGATTGCGTACTTGATGAATCTCCTACGTGGACCCATTGAACGAATCACCATTCCCTTCGGTAAATCTACCTCATGGGATGAAGAGAAGATGAAAACAGCGTTCAAAGCCATTCCGGATGTCGATACCATCGAGTTCAATGCAGTCAAAAAGTATGCACTCCTTACACGCAATCCTCCTCATTTTAGGTCAGTCTACAATGATGCTGGCGACCGTGTAGCTGTCCAGTATAAAAAAGACGTTACATTCATTCCATTGGCGATGGATTGGGTAAGAAACTGGGAAAAGAAGTTTCAAGCGGATGTTGGAGCTGAAATCGCAGTGGATCGTGTCACAACTGAATCCTTAGAATGCTTACCGACCAAATTTGAAGAGTTTGCAAGCATGTTCCTGGATGGATTGAATATCAAAAATCCATTACTGTTTTCCAAACGTATTCAAGGTCTTGTCTCGTATTTCAAAGGTGCAGATGAACGCTTGATTCCAAAACGCGTTGAAGACGACAAGATGCTTGAAAAGGTGAACATGAGCTCTGAACAGTTCGTTCAGTATCTCGATGTACGCTTTCAAGAAATCAAACAAGATGCGAAGAAGGCGCTGAGTATGAACGATGACGGTGGGTCGTATCGCGTGATTTCTAGGTTAGCCTGTAATTATGCAGTTCCATCTGAGTTGAAGGCGATCACGAAGAAGGTAGAAAAGGCCTATAATGATGTGGTCAAGGAAGAAGATGTTCCCGATAAACCGGAGATTCTCGCAGCCTTACGAGCTCAGGCTTCAAAGTATCTCAGTACAAAGGCACTTGAAACCTATAGTCCTAAGTTACTCCGTATGTTAACCAATATTGAAGCAACTCGTGCTTCCGGTGGAGATGTATGGCCTAATCAGTTCATCTATTCACAGTACCGTCAACTTGAAGGACTTGGAGTCTTTTCAGCGATTCTGGATACGAATGGATGGCAGCCTTACAAAATCACGAATAAGAATGGTCAATGGCAAGAAGATGAGATGGAAGATAAACCTGCCTATGCCTTCTTTTCAGGTGAGGAAAAGGAAGAACAACGTGAAATGATGCGTCAAATCATCAACGGACGATACGAATCCAACTTCCCTCCCAGTTTGAAGACGAGTATTGAGAAACGCGGTAAGAAACTGCTGTGTCTACTGATGGCTACCTCTTCAGGTGCAGAAGGTATTACGTTAGCCAATGTTCGTCATGTGCACATCATGGAACCTCACTGGACACCTGCACGACATGACCAAGTCATTGGACGCGCGATTCGTATTTGTTCACATGCATCTTTACCGATGGACCAACGTACTGTCCGTGTGAGCTTTTACCTGTCTGTGATTTCACCGACCCAAAGTAAAGGCGTAGAAGGTCCTAACGTAGTTGCAGTTCGTAAATCTGACGTTGAATTGAAACGGTATGAAGGCGATCCACCAGTGGAAACGTTTATGTCCACAGATGAATACCTGTATGAGAAGGTCTATGAAAAAGACAAGGTCAATCAGCGAATTTCAGTCTTACTCAAACAATCTGCAGTGGATTGTGAAGTGCATCGTAAACTCCATTCACGTGAAAAGCCTCAAATCTCTTGTATGCGATTTGATAGTACTTCTACCGGTGAGAATCTAGCCTTCAAACCTAATATCAAAAACGATGACCTGGATGAAACCTATCTCCGCAATATGACGCGTAAGAAGAGACGTCTTCAAAAATTGAAGATTAAGGACATCGTGTATTTCATGGACCCGGATTCTAAAGAGATTTTTGATGGTCAGGCCTTTGAAGACAATCAGCGATTACTGAGAATCGGAAGGAAGGTGTCCGAAACCCAAATTAAGTACTGGCTTGAATAGTTCGGAGGTCTTCAACCCAATTAGCACAGACCTCTTTCCAGGTCTTGAACTTAAGGTCTGAAACCGCAGCTCTCATTGTATCTAGTTTTTCAATGACTGCAGTCATTGAGCTAGCAACATCATCGGGATTGAACGATGGAGCATGAAGGCCTAGAGGCATTGCAACGGATTGATAGACTAATGGACCCGGATGTACATAGGATGCAACGGTTGTTGGAATAAAGGAACGATACGAACCAACATCGGTAATGACCTGAGGAGCACCTGTATAGAGATGTTCCAGTTGGCACAATCCAAATCCTTCACCATCTGAAGTATTGATTCCAATATCACACATATTGTAGATCTGATTCATACCATCATCGCTGATTGAAACGGGTGGAGCTGTATCAATAATCGCCATACGCTTTCCATAGATAGCAGGGTCAAGTCCTGCACGTACAAGTTGATCTACGAAGATTCGTTGAATGTCGTAATATGCACCCTTTTGAGGGTCAACAGTGGTCACCATGAGAAGCCATAACGGTTTATCTGGGTGACGTCTTAACAATTCTACAAATGCCATAATTGTCAAATCCTGACGTTTTCGTTGACTGTTACGGTTTGCATTGAGAAACACAATGGCTTCTGCTGGAAGACCTACATTCTTACGAAGAGTGATACGGGTTGAACTGGGTAGTTTTGAATAAATAGTGGAGTCCACTGCATGTTCAATCACTTTAGGAAGAGGAATGTCTTTTCCATACTCTGAATAGGTCTTGGCCCATGAATCTGTAAAACAATAGACTTGGTCTGCTGCTTTATTGAGCTCATCCATCAATTGTGGATTGATTCCTTGATACACTTGGTCCACGTACAGCCATAGTTTATAGGGTGATTCTCCCTTCTTGAACTTCATGGAGGTAATGAATCGTGAAATGATCATCGGGTCATTGTAAATCATGACCACATCTGGACTTACCATCTCCAAGTACTCATGAATTTTATTGAATCCAAATCCGTCCTCTTTCGGGTCCTCGCATGCAGCTGCATCATAGACAACCACTCCTTCAGGTGCTTTACGAACGTTCTTCTTCTCTGGATGACGTTGAAATCCAAAATGGAAGGTCTTCACCTTTGGGGCCAAGGTTGAAACTTGAGAGAGCAGATTAGAGACGACTTTTGAATATCCAGTAGTTTGATCCACATGAGTGCTTACGAGAACGAACCTCATTTGTGTCTATTCTCTCCCCACTGTATAAATAGAATGCAGGTCAACTCTGCTCAAGATTACTTGACTGCGCAAAAACGACGTATCACTTCCGCTCAATTCACACAAGATCCTGCACCTGCACATCGCCGGTATAACTATGTAATCACTTCGGTGATAGCCAACAAGGCTACCCGATATGAGAAAGTACCCTATCCCCAGAACTTAAGTCTCGCGCCCGGTTCAAGACCTGGACTCGCGTATGTGACCGCAGGTTTACGTCCGACTGTGAGTGAGTGTTGTATTGCCGCACAAGGTGCAACACCTCTTCCTGGTTCATTAGTCTAAACAATCAGTGTGCGTTAATACAAATGCCGGGTGGCTTGATGCAATTGACCCAGGTCGGGGCACAAAATCAATTAATCAACGGAAATCCATCGATGACCCATTTCAGGGCAGTGTATCGAAGGTATACGAACTTTGCAATGGAATCTGTTCGTATGGACTTTTCTTCCTCCAAACTTGACTTCAATGCAACTCAGACACGTACACTCAGTTGCCGTATTGACCGATTTGCACAGCTTTTACACGATACCTATTTGATGATCACTCTTCCTGATATTTGGTCACCTATGGCTGCAGTTACAATCCCTCCTTCAGACTACGAACCTAACTGCACTGCTATCGGATACGAGTTCCAATGGATTAAAAACATCGGATACAACTTGATTGACCATGTGGATATTGTGATGAACAACGTCACAATACAGACTCTCACAGGTGAATGGTTGAAGATGTACTCCTATTTCACACATGATGCAGCCAAACGACGTGTGGTCGACCAGATGGTTGGAAACATCCCTGAGCTCTACGATCCAGCCAATGCATACGATCGTATGAACCAATATCCACATGCAGTGACCCCTGCATCGTTACCTACGACTATGCCGTTTACTCTGACCCCTGAACCCTCCATTCGCTCACGTCAACTCGTGATTCCTCTTCACTTTTGGTTCTGCGAAAATCCCGGTTTAGTCTTACCGTTAGTATCCCTTCAGAATTCAGAAGTGTACATTAACGTCACACTTCGGCCATTGAATCAACTCTATACAGTGATTGATGTGAACCCAGCGATTGCTGCAGCTACCATTTCAACCGTTGTATCAACCGGGTCATCAGTGTCTGTAACAACTGTAACGTCACATGGATTCAGTGTAGGAACGTCTG